TGATAGAACGGTTTGGCTTAACGAAGATGTCAGCAACAAAGTTGTTAGAGTCAATTACTTGACCAGTGTTGTTAGACTCATCGCACTTAACAGCGAAATCTGTAATACCACGACGACCTTGAATGTCACGTAGGAATGGCTCGATCAAGTTCTTGAACTGAGCACGAGTGAACGGATCGTTGAATTCGAACAACTGATACTTAGCAGCAGTAGCGATAGCCTTTTCCATAACGATAAACAAGCGACGAACGTTGATACGATCGAAGGCAGATGGCTTAGCCAACAATGTCTTGTCGCCGAATAGAACAGTACCTTCGCCTGGGAATGTTACAACTGGGTTAACACCAGCTTTGTACAGAACATCACGGTCTGCTTTAGTTGGGTTCAATGCCAACTTAACAACGTTCTTAATTTGTCCACGGTTTAGACCAGATGGAGAGAACCATGGGTCATTAGTGTAATCAGTACGTGCGCATAGACCAGCAGTGTCACCGTTCAATGGAATCCAACGATACTTGTCGTTGTAGCGGTCATATTGATACTTGTAACCAGAGTCAAGAACAGCGTAAGAAGTACTTGGAAGAGCATTACGGTATGCAACCATCTTGTCAGTAGCAGCAGAGCCAGTACCGATAATTGGTTCACCAGTATCTACATCTTGAGCAGAAGCGAATACAACGCAGTCCAAACGAACTTCGGCGATGTTGCTGATAACATAGTTAACAACAGTAGCAGAAGCCTTACCTGTTGCGATTAGAGAGATGTCATATTGAGCATCATCTGCAAACAAAGAGAATGCAGTTTCTAATTGGCCATCAGTAGCAACTAAGTTGTCAACACCACCAGATAGTGAACGAGTAACAGCAGAACCGATAGTATCAAATGCTTTGCTAGCAGAAGATGTACCCCAGTTAGTGCCAGCCGCAGTATGATCCATCCAGTAGATGTACTGTGAACCAGTATTGATAACGTCTTTGTAGTAGTTGTTTGTGCCGTCAGACTTCTTAACATCAGATGCTTTAGAAACGTACGCAAACTTTTCTAGTACAGTTCCTGGTGTTCCAGTCCATAGACCGTCTTCATCAACAACAACCACGTGCAGTTCATCATTAGAACCACCGATATTAGCAGCGTATGTAGAAGTAGATGGAGCAGAATCAAAGTTAGCTTTATAAGCCCAAGATGCAAAAGAAGCAGAGTCTGCCATAGAAACTAACAAAGAGTTTCCTAGAGAACCTGGATAACGTGCAGCGAACTCACCATTAACACCAGCACCATTTGCGAATGACATCAAGTAGTCATTTGTGTTATTGATTTTAACTCCACCAACAGAAACTACAGATGTGAATTGAGCAGTCGAACCGCCACCACCAGAAATAGTTACAGAAGGAGCAGAAGCATAACCAGAACCAGCATTAGTGATTGTTAGACCAGTAATACTAGAAGAAGAAATAGTAACTGTACCAGCAACGAATCCAGAACCACCACCAACTGTTACAGTAGGAGCAGAAGTGTATCCAGAACCAGCTGAGTCAATAACGATACCAGTAATAGCACCACCAGAAACTGTTACGTGCGCAGTAGGTTGTTCTCCACCACTAAGTTGTGGGTTAGAGAATGATACGATAGATCCAGTAGTGAATCCAGAACCACCTTGAGAAACTGTAATACCAGTAACACCACCACCAGAAAGGCGAGCAGTAGCAGTAGCTTGGATACCAGAAGCATCATCAGGTGCGCTTAGAGCAACTGTTGGAACAGAAGTGTATCCAGAACCAGCGTTGACTTGAGCGAAACCAGTAACAGTACCAGTTGCAATAGCAACAGCGTTGCGTTGGGTGCCAGTGTCAGCACGGCTGATCAAAAGGCTATTTGTATAAGACAGGAAGTTTGCTGCAGTAAAGAAAGACTGTGCATTGGCGTCTTGTGGCTTGCCGAAAATACGAACTAATTCGTTCTCGGAAGTAACAGATGTAGGAGCCAAAACTGGACCCCAAGCAAACGCACCAGCAAAAGCTCCACGTGAGCTAGACACGGCTGGAACGATTGATGAAAAATCTTTTTCTACGACTGCAACGCCTGGAGATAATTGGAAAGGCATTGTAATTCTCCTTGTTAATAGTTTACTTTAGACAGAAAATCGTGTCTACATTTTATTTAGTTTTTACAAGTTTTCAACTCAGAAATTCAAAGGATCGGCATCACCGTCCCCATTATCATAGAATCCGAATGGCGTCAGTTCCTCTTCGATAGCTTGCATCTGTTTCTTATACATAATCTCTCGGAGGTTTACATTATTTAGCTCTTTAAAATACGGGTTAGTTGTAAGCCAACCAAAGAGAACCAAAGGCATTACCAAGTCATCGTGATAACCTTCGTCTGCTGCATATGAACCCTTAACCTCAATAAATGTAGAGATCTCAGAGATTGTATCAGCATCGTTGACAATCAGCTTATTTTCTTCGACCATAGCTTTGAAGTTGTGACATCCAATGCGTTTGACCTTCTTATCAGTG